ATAGATAGGAAGCGGGTGGAGTATTTATGGCGTTATCATGGCGTGTTAATCAACCTCTTATTATTGTAAAATATAGTTATAAAAACAAGGGAGGTTTGAGATATGCAGTATGGTAATCCGTATTTTGCGCAACCATTTCAACAAATACAGCCGTATCAAGATAGATTAGCACAATTGCAGAATAGTTATCAGCAGGCAATGCCATACGGACAGGCACAGATTCAGCAACCAATACAACAAATGCCACAAGTACCACAAATCCCCATGTTGCAAGGACAGATGGTTGATGGCATTGATACTGTAAAGGCAAAAGACGTAGATATGTCTGGGAACCCTGTCTATTATCCAAAAACTGACGGTACAGAAGTTTACCGAAAACAATTACAGGCAGATGGAAGAAGTAGAATTTTCACTTATAGACTTGTAAATGAAGGAGAACAACCAGAAAGCAATAACACAAATCAAGTTGATATTGTTTCGCTGATTAACCAACTTCGTGATGATGTTCACGCAGAGATTTCTGAAATTAAAGAATTATTGCCAATACAATCTGAACCGCCCAAGACACAGAAGGGAGGTAATCAGAGATGAATTTCAACCCAAATACAATAATGAAACAAAAAATTCAGCAAATGATTTCTCAAAGGTTCGGAAGTGTTGATAACATGATGAACGATATGAGTAAATTTGCTGGAAACAATCCAACATTAAAAAATGCTCTGGATTTGTACAAACATGGTGATACAGAACAGTTGCATCAAGTTCAGCAAAATATATTTAAAGAAAAGAATTTTTCTCCCGAAGGAATTTTAGAAAAATTTTTAGGGATGAAATAACTTCCCCATAATTGGGTGATTCAGAATCGCTACAATTTGGGATGACAGCCGCGGATGTCTCCTATTGTAAATAAAATTTAAGGAGACTAAAAACATGATGAATGGTTCAAATTATAGTCTTAGCGACATTGCAGCCGCTACAGGCTCTAATAACCGTGCAAATGACATGTGGGGCGGCGATGGTTTTTCCCTTATCTGGCTTGTCCTTATTTTCGCAATCTTCGGCTGGGGCGGTTTCGGCGGCTTTGGCGGCTGGGGCGGCAATGGTGGAAACGGTACAAATGGTGCAGGTTTCCAAGGATGGGCTACCAGAGCGGATATCAACGAGGGCTTTGCTCTGAATGATATTCAGAATGGTATCAGAGGTATTCAGCAGGGCATTTGTGATAGCACATATGCGCTTAACAATACCATGCAGAGCGGTTTCAACGGCGTGAACGTCGGAATGCTTCAAGGTTTTAATGGCGTTCAGCAGGCAATCAATGCTGATACTGTAGCTGGTATGCAGAATACCAATGCATTACAGTCTCAGTTAGCAAGTTGTTGCTGCGAGACCAGAGAAGCCATCCAGGGTATCAACTATAACCTGGCTACCAACACTTGTGCATTGCAGAACACAATGAACAACAACACCAGAGACCTTCTGGAAAATCAGAACAGCAACACGAGAGCGCTGTTAGATTTCTTAACTCAGGATAAGATTGCAACATTACAGGCAGAGAATTCTGATCTGAAACGTGCTGCTTCCCAGGATCGCCAGTCTGCATTGCTTACAACTGCAATGGCTTCTCAGACACAGCAGTTAATCAATGCAATCAATCCTGCTCCGATTCCTGCATTCCAGGTTCCGGCTCCATATGCATACGCAGGATGCAATACATATGGTAACGGTTGTTGCTAAGTAACTCACCCTTAGAGGTTGACTAAATTCTAAGAGGTGGGTTGCGGCTCACCTCTTATTGATTGAGAGGTAAAAAATATGGCATGTAAGAATGTTTGTAAGCTTTGCAATCACCTTGTGCTGTCTACTGCAATTGCATTCACAGGTGGAAATCTTGTGGTTACTATCCCGGAAGGAAGCTACAACAATGGAGAAAAATACTGCATTGTTTTAGCACAGTCTATTCCAAATGCAACCACAATTACTGCCCCAGTTATGATTCAGATAGGAACAGGAACAACATTGTATCCGCTAGAGAATCGTTGCTGTGCACAGGTAACAGCATGTGGCGTAAGAACCAGAACAAAATATGCAACCAGAGTTGCAACAAGTGCTACTGGTGGAGCGTTCAAAATGTTAGGAAATCCGGCATGTAGTCCGAACAATAATCTGACTGCAATCAATGGTACAGCCCCAGCAGCAGACGCACCTGTTACACAGGCTGTTAGAAAGGGGGCACTGTAATGCATAAAGTTGCAATGGAAATGGGAAAATGGGCTATGGAAAAAGCCAAAACACATGGCTTTGATAATCTCAGTGCTCAAGATTGGGACGATTTGAAAGACTGCATGGAAGCAGTAAAATGTGCGATTTGCGCTGATAAAGATTATCGCATTGTGGAAGCTATGGATGAATGCGAACAGGAAGAAAAGTATCTTGGACGCATGGGATATGACCGTTACCGCTATTCAAATGGGCGTTTCGCTCCAAAAGGTAGGGGAACCAGAAAAGGTTATAGACCATATCTGTACATGGAAGACGATGACTGGATGGACGAGTATTTAAACAATCCAGAATTTGAGCACAATATGTACCGCATGGGATATCATCCAGACCGTAGTGATATGGAAATGGGTGACATGAATCGGAAGAAATCCAGATATGGCGAATCCTATGATAGATACGATGAGAATCGTAGACACTATCATGATTCCAAAGACACGGAATCCAAAAGAAAAATGGATGATTCCATGAAGGAGTACACATCTGACATTATCCGTAATCTCACTGAAATGTGGTCAGATGCAGATGCAACGCTCAGACAGTCAATGAAAGCTGACTTGAACCGACTTGTACAGCAAATGAACTAGAGCAATAAATGAATTAAGCCCTTGTCGCAAATTAATGCGACAGGGGCTTTTTTCGTAGAAAGGATGGTGAGAAACCATGCTGAAACAATTCTATATGAATGGGGACTTATGGAGAGTGCAGTTCGTATCTCCGCACGACAGCGTGTTAATTGACCGTACAGGAAGCAGAACACTTGGAGTATCGGATTATTCCACCCATATTATTTCGATTGCGAACAACCTACATGGAGAACTTTTGAACCGTGTATTTATCCATGAGTTAGGACATTGTGTAATGTTCAGCTATGGTTTACTGCCAGAGCTTCACCGCATGATTAAGGAACGATATTGGGTGGATGCAGAGGAATTTGTATGCAATATTCTGGCAGACTATGGACAGTTTGTTATTGGCACAGCCAGAGATGTTTTGGGAAACCAATTTACATACGTTTCGCCTGTTGGAATGGAAAGGATGATTGCATGAGAGTATTAAGATTTATTGTAAATAATCAAAGAATTTATCCAGATCCCAAGTGCGATTTCTCTGGACTGGTAAAGGGCACGACTGGATATCTTAAAGCGTTGTTTATCTTTTCTCCAGAGTGGAACGGATGTAAAATAGCTGCTTCATTTTGGAGAATGGAAAAAGAATACCCAGTAATACTGAAAAACAATCAATGTGAAATTCCGTCGGAAGCCCTTACTTGGGATTATTTCTCTGTATCTGTCACTGGCGTAAAAGATAACGGAAAATACATTATAACTACTGGTAAAACCAAAGTATCACAGAGGGGGTAGAACATGGCAACAGCACTTGATTTACTTATGAGCGAAAAAGAAGATGTTAATTTGCATTCTGAAGAATCCGATATATGCACAATTGACGCTAAGACAAGGGCTATTTTCGTGCCCTCTACAATCGTAGTTGGTGGTGTACAATCTGACAAGAATGCAGAACGTATTAAATTTTCATGTCCCAAAATTGTAGGAGATAATCTTGATTTATCCAAATTTTCAGTCAGAATTAACTTTGAAAACGTAAGCAGTGTGGATTTTAATGTTTCTATCAAAGACCAATACATTTGTGATGATGTAGCTGTAGATGGCGAAAATGTAACTTTTTCTTGGTTGATTGGAAGAAATGCAGCAAGGTATATGGGAACGGTACGTTTTATTGTTTGCGCTGTTAAAACGGATTCCGATTCAAATATTAGTGTTGAATGGAATACCGCAATAGCGGAAGTACCAGTGCTAGAGGGTATCGAGATTGATCAACCACAGATAGGACAGGAAGAAAAAGATGTTATAAATCAGCTTTTGGATCTTACTAAAAACACATCTGCGGAAGCTGTTCAAAATGTAAATTCCGCAAAAGAACAAGCTATTAAGGACATTCAGAGTGTATCACAGCCAGACACTACATTGACTATAGAAGGTGGGCTTGCAGAAGCAAAAGCAACGGGAGAAGCTATTGGTTCGCTAAAGGAAGATATAGCTACGTTCACAGGCTTAAAAAATGCAAATGGTGAGGAACTGTGGGAGAGAAAGGGCATTTGGAATGGTGATAAAGGCAATTCATCTCAACGAATTACAACCATAAATTATATAGCAGAAGATGTTGAATGCGTTGTTGCTTTAAATGGCTACGTTTTTAATTTATGGGGGTATGACGAACACAATACGTCTGTAGGGTGCTGGAACGGTAATTCGTTTGTAAATGGAAACCAAAATATTACATCTGCGGATTTGGTTTCAATTAGAAAAATGTACCCATCATACCATTTCTATTTAGTATTATGGATAAATAATGATATAGAAATAACAACAAGTGCTTATGTTAACGCTATTTTTGTAAAGGGCGTTCCAAAATGGGTTCAGTATTTAGATAATTCAGTAGAATTATTTAAAAGTTCAACGGATTTTCTTTTTTCAAGTACCTATAAAACAATTCTAAGTGATGCAAACAACGCTACAAAAGGCTATTACTATTGCTACTTTAATACATCGGAAATCGCAGACGGAAAATGCACTAAAAATTTACCCGTGTATGGTATGACATTAAGTGGATGCTTATTCTCGTTCTTAAATACACAGTTAAAAGGTGGATGCTACCAATTTTTCTTAAATTCTTCGGATAATACTTTATGGTTTAGATATAATAATGGTTCGACATGGTTAGAATGGAAGAGATTGAATAACTGTAAAAATATTGTTGAAGTGTCAATAACAGGCGAAAAAATGTTTTCATCAATAGGTAAAGCGGTTAACTACGCTTCTTCTTTCGCTACTAAATCGAACCCTGTAACCATTAAAATATACCCAGGTGTTTACAACGAAACAGTAAGCATTCAAAATAAAAATATTTCGCTTATTGGCACTAATAAAAAAGATTGCATAATAATGAATGACAAAGGTGGATATGATGATGCACCTATATTTGCAAGTGGCAATTTTTATATTTCAAATTTGACAATTAAAGCGACACATGATGGTACACCTAATTTTGTTGAAAACAGAAGGGATGATTACACCATAGGAGCTTATGGCGTACATGTTGACAACGCTGATTATTCAGACGAAACAGAAAAAAATGGTATAATTGAAAATTGTATTATATATTCAGCTCAAAACCAAGCTGTAGGAATTGGGATGGCTAAAAATTGTAAATACATTATTAGAAATTGTGAGCTAATAAATGATACGCCCGATAGAATGTATGAACTCTACAGCAGACCGCTGAAAACAGGAGCACTGGGGTGTCACAGAGGATATTTCGATGGTTCTAATTATTACCAAATCTTAGAAGTATCTAACTGTATATTAAAAGTAAATAAGGGCGTATCAATCCAACTTGGCCCTTTTACAAAAGAAGGTACTGGTATGGAGGAACATTTTTACAACAATATGCTTTGGAGTGGGACATTGGGTAAAAGTGATAGTGCAATAGGAACATACCAAGAAAAACCTTACACATCTTATGAACTATCAGAAGATTGCTATGGTAACAACGTATCAGCATTAAATAATTAACTAAATAGGGCTTTAGTTAAGCAACCAAATTTAAGAAAGAGAGGAAATATGAGAGGATTAGTCCGTCAAAAGCAAAAAGTATATTGGTCTCGAATTACTGAAAAAACGCAAGGATTAGACCGTATTAAAGTTTATGAGAAACCAGTTCTATACTCTTTTTCTGTATCATCTACAGCCGGAACACCAGAAGAAATTGCAGCTGGAATAGTGCCAGATTATGACAGATACATTACAAGCTTTAATCGAAATTTCCACCCACAGGAAGCGGACATATTTTGGATAGATAGAATTCCACAAATAAGCGAGGACGGAAGCCTTATTTTGAACAAAGATGAAGAGCCCACAGTATTGCCAGACTACACACTAAAGAAGATTTTAGACACACAAAAAGGCAATATTGCCAGATACGGAATTTCTAAAAGAGGAAACGAAGATGGGTAAGACAATAAAGTGCGACTTATCCACGAAATCTATTCAAAATGCCATCAACAAATTAAAAGCTTACCAAAATGAGCTACAGAGGAAAAATGAGATTTTTGTAAAACGATTGGCTGAAATCGGGTTGGATGTTATTCAAACGACCATGGAGTCAATCCCGGATGAAGAAAAAGGTTCTTACTATACAGAAATCATCAACGATCAAAACGGAAATATAGTCGGGGCTTCTGTTAGACTATCTGGTGAAAAAGTGTTGTTCATTGAATTTTCAGCAGGAATAACATACGGTACAAATGATTATCCTTTATCTAGCGGAAGTTCTTACGGAATGGGAACATATCCTTCCAAAAAAGAAAAATCAGACTGGGACAATCCAAACGGCTGGTGGTACACAGATGAAAGCGGACGGCCGCACCATTCATATGGAAATAGAGCGTATATGCCTATGTATCACGCAGAACAGGCCATTATTATTGCTGTTCGTAAAATTGCTAAGGAAGTTTTTAGTTAATTTTTATCCACTCAATCCGATAACCAACGACATTTAAAATTTCCTCGATTTCAGAATACGAAAAAGTTTCTTTTCTGAAACGATTGCTAAAATTCTGAAAGGTAAAATTTGTTCCGTGCCTGTGATTTAATTCATCGTTAACTTGGCTCATAGTAAACCCTTGTGAAATAATTATTGCTTTTAATTTGGATTTTAGTTCCATAAAATTCTCCTAGTGATTATTTGTTAAATTATAACATTATAAAT